AGGCGTGCCCAAGCCCGGCAGCGACCCGGACTGGACGGTAGGCGGCAGGCTCGGGCGCGGTCGCTCAGGGCGCTACTACATCGCCGACATCACCCGGATGCGTGGCGGCCCTGACGAAGTGCAGGCCACGCTCAAGAACACGGCCGAGCGCGACGGCAAGGTGCCGCGCATCTCGATACCCCAAGACCCGGGGCAGGCCGGCAAGACCCAAGTACTCCACTTCACCCGCCTGCTTGAGGGCTACCGGGTGAAGGCCAGCCCGGAAACGGGCGACAAGGTGACGCGCGCCGAACCGCTGGCAGCCCAGGTGAACGTGGGCAACGTGGTGATGCTGCGCGCTCCCTGGAATGACGCGCTGGTCGCAGAGATGCGGGTGTTTCCGAACGGCACGCACGATGACCAGGTGGACGCGCTGAGCCGCGCCTTTGCCGAGTTCGTGCAGCCGACGACCACCGGCATCCTCGACTTCTACCGCCAGCAAGCCGAACGCAAACAGGACTGACCGATGCCCCGCATCCCCGAAGGCGCTAAGACAACCGATCTTGCGCCAGTGGCGAATGCTGCCCGGCAGCAGGGCGTTCTGAGCCGCATTGCCGGTGCCGTGCGCTATGCCATTGCCGGCGTATCGCCTGACACCTGGATGAGCCCGAACCAGCCGGTGACGCCGGTTGCGCAGGGTGCGGCGGGCCGTCGCCTGGACTACCCGGTAGGCGTCAATCTCACCTACACCCCGCGCAGCACGGAGCTGACCAGCTTTGGGCAGTTGCGGGCGCTGGCTGACCGCTGCGACCTCGTGCGCTTGGCGATCGAGACCCGCAAGGACCAGATGGCCAGCCTCGTCTGGACGGTTGGCCATGTGGACGACAGCAAGGACGTGGCCACCGACGCCCGCGTCAAGGCGCTGATCGACCTGTTCAAGCGCCCCGATGGCGTCTACGGCTGGCAGGCCTGGCTGCGGATGCTGATCGAAGAAGTGCTGGTCACTGACGCGACGGCGATCTATCCCCGCAAGCGCAACAACGGCGAGCCGCTGGGCTTCGACCTGATCGACGGCACGACCATCAAACCGTTGGTGGACGACTCGGGACGCCGCCCGTCTGCGCCTTCGCCGGCCTTCCAGCAGGTGCTCAAGGGCATCCCGGCCGTCGACTACACCGCCGACGAGCTGCTGTACGCCCCGCGCAACCCGCGCGTGCACAAGTTCTACGGCTTCAGCCCGGTCGAACAGGTGCTGCTCACGATCAACATCGCGTTGCGTCGTGCCGCGGGCCAGCTGCAGTACTTCACCGAGGGCAATATCCCGGCCGCGTTCGCTTCGGTGCCGCAGGAGTGGACGCCTGAGCAGATCCAGCAGTTCCAGACCTACTGGGACACGGTGATCGAAGGCGATCAGGCCTACAAGCGCAAGGTGCGTTTTGTCCCTGGCGGCACGAAGGTCGAAGCGGTCAAAGACGCCCCGCTCAAGGACGAGTTCGACGAGTGGATCGCCCGCGTCATCTGCTACTGCTTCAGCCTTCCGCCCACCGCGTTCGTCAAGCAGCAGAACCGCTCTACCTCGGAAACGCAGCAGGAAGCGGCGCTGAAAGAAGGTCTCGCCCCGCTGATGGTGTGGGTGAAGGAAACGCTGGACTACCTGATCCAGCACCACCTCGGCATGGCCGACTTGCAGTTCAAGTGGGTGGAAGAGGAATCGCTCGATCCCACGGCGCAGGCGACGATTCTCACGACCTACCAAAAGCAGGGCGTGTACTCGGTCAACGAGATCCGCGCCAAGCTGGGCGAGGACCCGCTGCCCGACGACGGTGCGAACGCCTACCTGATCTTTACTGCCACGGGCGCGACGCCTCTGGAACGCGCCTTGGAGCCACCGCCCGCCCCCGTAGCACCCGGCAGCGACCCTACGGACCCGGATCAGCCGCCGCCCAAGGGTGGCAAGCCCGCGCCCAAGGACAAGGCCGAGAAACACGCGCACGGGGACCTGACCAAGGCTGCTGAGCCGCTGACCAACCGCGAGACCGCGCTGCGCGATGCGTTCGCCGCCGCGCTGGACGTGGTGCGCGAGGCAGCCGTCAAGAAGCTCAAGAAGCTGGGCAAGACCGCGGCCGATGGCACCCGTGGCGACAACGGCACAGCACCCAGTGATGCATGGCTCGCCGACTACATCACCGACCTGGACACGTCTGGCCTGTCGCTGGCGCGGGACGACTACAGCGACACCCTGCAGGCGGTGGCCACTGATGGCAGCAAGCACGAGGTGGCGCGCCTGATCGTGACCGAGCCTGACGTGCTCACCGAGGCGCCCGAGGCCGTTGCTTCTATCTTCGGCGGCAAGGACCCGGATGCGGTCAAGTGGGCGACCGAGCACGCGGCCGACATGCTGAGCAAGGACGGGGCGAGCGGGCAGCTCGCCGAAGCGACCCGCGAGATGGTCCGCCAGACGCTTGCCAAGGCCTTGGCCGACGACGCCAGCCACACGGGGCTTGCCGACCTGTTGGAGCAGTCCTATGCGTTCAGCCCTGAGCGCGCCGAGCTGATCGCCACCACCGAGATTCGCAACGCCCAAGGCAAAGGCGCGTACATCGGCGCCTCCGCTGTGGGCATGAAGGCCAAACGCTGGCTGCTGTCCAACGACGAAGGCATCTGCATCGCCTGCCAGCGCAACGCCAAGCAGGAATGGATTCCGATCGAGCAACCCTTTCACAGCGGCGATGCCGCGCCCATCGCGCACCCGCACTGCCGCTGTGACGCGGCGTACAAGCGCAAACTCCCGGAGAACTGACCATGCACATTTTCGCCCGCATGACCAAGGTGGACGAGGCCGCGCGCACCGTCACCGGCGTGATCGCCAACGAGGCGCTGGATCGTTCCGGCGAGGTGTTCGACTACGAGTCGTCCAAGCCGCTGTTCGAGAAGTGGTCGACCGGCATCGCCAAGGCCACTGACGGCAAGAGCGTCGGCAACGTGCGCGTGATGCACAGCCCCGCGGTCGCGGGCGTGGTCAAGCAGCTGGACATGGACGACGCAGCCAAGGCCATCAGCGTCTGCGCCAAGATCGTCGACGACAACGAGTGGAACAAGGTGCTGGAAGGCTGCTACACGGGCTTCTCCATCGGCGGCAGCTACGCCCGCAAGTGGAAGGGTGACGACGGTCTGCAGCGCTACACGGCCGACCCGGTCGAGGTCAGCATCGTGGACCTGCCGTGCAACCCTGATGCGCAGTTCTCCGTGATCAAGGCCGATGGCGCCGAAGAGATGCGCAAGTTCGCGGCCCCTGCGGCTGAGCCGTTGGCCAAGGCAGCTGATGAAGTCGTCGCCAAGGACTACACCGCCCAGGCGGAGCGCCTCGCCAAGAACGAGGACGCCCAGTCGACGGGCAACGTGATCCGTGCCGTGCTGGGCATGGAGACGATCGCCAAGGGCCTGTGGACTGTGGCCAGCTTCGCCGAAACGCTGGATCGCCTCAGCGGCATTGCCGATTGCAGCGAGGACGAGGCGGCGTGGGAAGGCGACGGCAGCCAAGTCCCGGCTCAGCTTCGCGCCGCGCTCAAACCGCTGGCCGCCGCGTTCCTCGCCATGGCTGCGGAGGAAGTGGCCGAGGCGATCGCGCCCGCGTCCGAAGTGATCGAGGTGCTTGCGTTGGCTGCGCCGGTCGAGGATCTCGCCAAGGCTGCTGACGATCTCGCCAAGGCGCATGACGCGCTGCAGAAAGTGACGGCCGAGCGTGACGACCTTGCCGGCAAGCTGGAGAAGGTCACCACGGCCTACGCCGAGCTGCTGACCAAGGCTGCCCCGGTCAAGGGCGTAGCCAAGGTGGTCCCGGTCGACAAGGACGCCGACGCCGGCCACGAAACCATGAACAAGCTGGACGAGAGTCCGGTGCTGCGCAAGGACGGCAGCGTCGACCACGAAGCGACCGCGCTCAAGCTGATGAAGCTGGCGCACCGCCGCTAACCCACCCCTTTAGCAACGAACCCGAGCCGCCCGCGAGGCGGCTTTTTCGTTTCACCCCCGGCCGCCCATCGAGGCGGCTTTTTCATTTGGAGCGACCCATGAGCAATGACATCACCACCGAGACCCTTGGCATGCTCAAGGGCGTCTACCAGGGCGGCCCGCTGGCCAAGGCCGGCAACACCGTCACCACCGCTGCGGGCTTGGTCAACTACGACCTGCAGGCCCCGGCCAAGAACCTCTACCCGATCATCACGATCCTCTCCAAGAAAGTGCCGCGCGTGAAGGGCAAGGGCGGCACCGCCACCAACTGGAAGCAGGTGAACAACCTGTTCGGTTCGGGCTTCGACGCCATGGGCTGGGTGCCGGAAGGCCAGCGCTCGGGCGTGATGACCCTGGACGTGTCCGACAAGGCCGCCAGCTACCGCACACTGGGCGAGGAAGCCGCGCTGACCTTCGAGGCGCAGAGCGCGTCCGAGGGCTTCGAGGATGAGCGTTCGCGCACCTCGATCCGCCTGCTGCAGAAGGCCATGCGCAAGGAAGAGATGGCGATCCTGGGCGGCAACGCCTCGGTTGCGCTGGGCACCTGCGCCACCCCGACCCTGTCGGCCGCCGGCACGGGCGCGACCCTGCCGAACGCCACCTACAGCGTGATCTGCGTCGAGCTGACCTTCGAGGGCATCAAGAACTCGTCCGTCAGTGCTACGGGCGTGGCCACGAGCAAGTCGATCACCGGCCAGGACGGGCAGACCTTCACGGTCTACGGCGGCTCGGGCAACAAGTCCACGGCCGCCACTCAGGCGGTGACGCTGGGCCAGACCCTGACTGCCTCGGTGGCCCCGAGCCGCTCGGCGCTGGGTTTCGCCTGGTACGTGGGCGCGTCGGGCAGCGAAACCCTGCAGGCGATCACCACCGTGCCGACTGCCTCGTTCGCCGCGCCGCTGCTGACCGGTAACCAGGCCGCGTCCGCGATCACCGCCGACAACAGCCGCAACGCCAACCTCGCGTTCGACGGCCTGCTGACCACGGCGCTGAACCCGGCCAACAACGCCTACGTCAAGCAGCTGGGCGGCGCCGCGCTGACCAGCTCGGGCCGCGGCTCGGTGACCGAGATCGACGTGATGCTCAAGAGCATGTGGGACAACTACAAGCTCTCGCCCACCGCGATCTATGTCTCGGCGCAGGAGCAGCAGAACATCACCAACAAGGTGCTCACCGGCACCAGCGGCTCGCTGCTGCGCCAGAACATCGCCCTGGGTGAGCCGGGCGCGGTGGTCGCGGGCAACGTGGTCAGCCACTACTACAACCCGTTCGCGCTCAACGGCGGCGTGATGATCCCGATCCTGCTGCACCCGGACGTGCCCGCGGGCTGCATCATCGGTTGGGCGGACAACCTGCCGGCGCAGTACCAGTCCAACGAAGTGCCGAACGTGGCCGAGATGCACTGCCGCCGCGACTGGTACGAGATCGAATGGCCGCTGGTCACCCGCAGCTACCAGCACGGCATCTATGCCGAGGAAACGCTGGCGGTGTACGCCCCGTTCGCCATGGGCGTGCTGTCCGGTATCGGCAACGGCTAAGCACCTCCACCACTGACAGGGAGGGCGGTTCGCCGCCCTCTCTCGGGAGCGCCCCATGTCCGACATCAAGGTGCGCGGCCCCAAGGGCTGCGCCGATACCCTTTCGCACGCCGGCCAGAGCTACCAGGCCGACAAGAAGGGCATCTTCACCGTCCCGGTGGAGGCCCACGAACATTTGCTCCGCCATGGCTTCGTTGCCGTGGGTGAGCCCAAGCCCGACGAGGCTGCGCAGTCGTGAGCGCCCTGTGCGCACTCGCGGACGTGAAAGCGTTCCTCGGCATTACCGGTTCAGCGACCGATGCCGTCCTGCAAAGCCTCGTCACCAACGCCTCGGCGCTGATCGAGTCCTATTGCAGCCGCGTGTTCGCGCGCGCCACGTATACCGAAACCCGCAACGGCAACGGCGGGTCGCGCCTGTTCCTGGCCAATAGCCCGGTGTCCGCGGTGAGTGCCGTGGCCATCGACGGCCAGACGATCCCAGCCGCCTCTGGTCCGCTCACCACGGGCTATGCGTTCGACGCGGGCGTGATCTACCTGCGCGGCTACTGCTTCAACCGCGGCGTGCAGAACGTCACGGTCAGCTACACGGCGGGCTTTGCCACGGTCCCGGCCGACGTGGCGCAGGCCTGCATTGAGCTGGTGGCAGCCAAGTTCGCCAAGCGCGACCGCATCGACAAGCAGAGCGAGACGCTGGGCACGCAGCAAACCATCAGCTACTCGATGGCCGACATGCCGGCACAGGTGAAGGCCGCGCTGAATCCTTACGTGCAGGTGGCCAAGCCATGATTGGGCTGCAGATCACGGGCGACACGGCGCTGCTGGCCAAGTTCGACGCCACCACGGGCAAGGTGCGTGCGGCGGCCAAGTCGTCGCTCGATATGTGGGCGACCGAGCTGGCCGGCTACATCAAGATGAGCAAGCTATCCGGCAATCCACTGCATCGTCGCAGCGGCAAGCTGTCCAGCTCCGTGTACCCGGACAAGCGCGAGACGGCCGGCACGATCAGTGGCGGCGCACGGGCAGGACTGGACGTGCCCTACGCCAAGGCGCACGAGTACGGCATGCAGCGCAACGTGGTCGTGTCGGCGTTCCACCGCATGCAGACCATGGCGTGGGGTAAGCCGATGGCCAACCCCCGCGAGGTGCTGGTGAACCAGCATTCGAGCTACGTCAACCTGCCCGAGCGCAGCTACATGCGCAGCGCCTTGCGGGAACAGG